TCTAGACACTTCAACATATTAATTTTATTATTAATTTGTGGTCATCAAACCTCATCAATTATTGGTGGGGTTTTTTCTTTACGCTACAATAAAACTAAAATTACTTATTAATCGTGGCAGCTACTATAACAGCAACATTATCAAGTGCTACTGCAAATAGCTATGTCACATTGGCAGAAGCTAATACTTATTTTGAAACTGTACCAGATTCAAGCACTTGGACAAATAAAACAGATGACCAAAAAAATAGAGCTTTGATTGCAGCTACAAGATGGATTGATAGTTTTGTATTTTATGGAGACAGATGTGATAATGGACAGGCACTAAAATTTCCTAGAAATAACTACAAAGTTGATGACGTTGAATTAGCTTGCACGACAATCCCAAACAATATTAAATACGCACAATATGAATTAGCTAGAGCTTTAGCAAACGAAACAGATGCCATGACAGGCAATACAGGTACAGACGGAAATATTGAAGAAGTAAAACTAGGAGATATTCAAGTTAAGTACAACACAACTAGCCAAGGCACTGGAACTGTAAACAATATTATGGATAAATACCCGTGGTTACAAAGTTATCTTGGAGCATATATGCTAGGTGGAGCAGGAGCTTTCCAAATGAGAGTAGTTAGAGGATAATGGCAGGACAACTAGACACAGCATTAAAAAAGATAGCCAAACAAGTAGTGTCTCAACTTGGGAACTCATTAGACTCATCAATTATTTACACACGAAAGGGTGTATCCAGCTATAACTCCGACACAGGTGAGTATGTAACTGTAGACACAACGTACAACATCAAAGTTCCCATAGAGTTTGTACAGTCCAGCGAAGAATCAGGATTTCAAGAAAACATAGCAAGGTTATACATAACTCCTGATCTCATAGGAGACAACCAACCACTACTCCAAGATGAGATAACACTTACATTTTCTGGATCGACAAGAGGAGCAAAGATAACTGATATTCGTACACTAAAAGGAGGACAGGAATACCTGTTCCGCATTGACGTTATTTTCTAATGACTTTAGTAAAAGCAAGAGCAGCATTTGAAACAGCCATAAAAAATGCGGTATCTGAAACAGACCCCTCTGTAAATGTTGTGTTTGATAACACACCTTTTAGTTCACCAGGAAAAAATAAAAAATATGTAATGGTCAATTTAGACTTTAACCAATCAACAATTCAGAATCATGGAGCAGCCACAACTTACTACTCAGGCACGATAAGATGTGCAGTTATGACACCATCTAACAAAGGAACTGCTGTAGCTGCTGCAATTTCAGAATCAATTATCACTGGTCTTACTTCTGTAAATGCTGCTAATTACACAGATACTTTTTCCGTAACTCCAAGAGTAAGTGAAATTAGTGGACCGTCATCTGTAGTGACCGAAGATCAAAGTCATTTTATGAGCGTAATAAACTGCGATTTTACAGCCAATGCCTAAAATTAAGGACATAAAACACCTTACTGGTGACTTAGCCTACATGATAATTAAGGGTAAAGGCGAAGCAGCTTCAGAAATACATTTTTCCCTACAAAATAGAAGTCCTTGGTTTACTGGAACATTTAACACTGCCTGGAAAGTAAAAGCAGGAAGTCCTGTTGCTCCTACTATTCCAAGGAAGGATAATAACATAGATGCACAAAAAACAAGCAGAAAGGCTCCTTCAAGAACAAACCCTATAGTAACTTCTCTAACTAAAGCGATTTATGTAGGAAACAAAGCGGAATACGCAGGATTTGTTATAAATGCTATGCGTAGCCCTTATGATGGAAAAATGTACGAAGATTTATTTGCCGAAAAAAGAAAGACCACTCCAAAACCTAATGTTCCTTTTTGGTATTATGTATATCTGCAAAATAATTTTTTGGAGAAAGACATTAATAAAGGATTTCAAATTGCAGGATTTAAACCAAAACGTAATTATACAATGCACAAAGGCACAAGTGCTTAAATTTAAATTTGAGTTATACTACAAGAGTAAATATAAATTTTTATGTCACCAGTAAGAGCAATCGACAAACTAAAGCAAGCATTTAGTGTTGAAGAACGTAGTAGCTACTCCATTTTTAAAGGGGAAGAATTAATTCTAAAAATATTTTGGTCGCCTCTTACAATAGCGGATAGAGACACCATAAACAGTACATTAATAGCCATGAACAAAGGTCAGGAAGAGGGAAGCCTTGACTTTGCATTACAGGTTATTGTTACAAAAGCCGAAGATGAATCAGGTGCAAAAATGTTTACATCAGGAGATTTACCAGCATTGAGACGAGAAATACCCCTATCTGTTTTACTGGACATAATGACAAAAATGCAAAGTATGGGCGAGGAGGTCAGCCTAGATGCCGTAAAAAGCACAACTTAATAGCGATAATTTAATATTTTTACAGTTTTTTATAGCTGAAAAATTAGGCTACACGCATAGAGAAATACGGGAAAAAATGTCATTAGAGGAGTTGATAGCTTGGAGTGCTTATTTTCAAATAAAGTCCGAAAGGGAGGATGAAGCTATAGAAAAAGCAAAAAGACAAGCTCAATTTCGCAAAGTACGCTAAACTTTTAATATCCGTGTACTCTGCAAAAATCAGTGGCATCCGAATATAGCGTAAATATAAGATTAAATACAGCTCAAGTTAAGAAAGACTTAAAAACAATAGGCACAGAAATATCAAATCTTGGTAGAAGTCAAGAAAAATCGTCTAAGACTACATTATCGGCTACAGATAAAAAATTAAAATTAGACCAAAAGATACTAACGTTCCAAAACAGAATATTAACTGTAGGAAATAGCCGACTAAAAACAATAACTAAAGAAAACAAGCTGTCTCAGACAAAGAGTTTACTCACTAGAGCTAATAATCAAGCTTTGCAAGGAGAGTTTGACTTATCAAAGAAAAATATACTTAAGGCTATTCAACAAATAAAATTATTACAGAAAGAAACACTAATTAAAAAAGGAATACAAACGCAAACTACTAAAAAAGTTAAGACAGAAGATACTATAAATAAACAGTTAAGGGAAAGAGTAAAAACTTTAGGTCAGATAGTTAAACTTAGGAATTTAGGAACTGCTGCTGGAAGATTAGCAGGAAGATTTGAATTTGAAGAAGCACTGCAAACTAGAGGTCCAGGTGGAAGGATGTTGGCTCTTCCGAGTTCAGAAATGCTGGAACAAAGAGTTAGAAGTGCTGGTCAAGTAGGCGGTTTTAGTAGGGCATTATCGACTCCCAACTTTATGCAGCGAATTGGAGCTACTAGAGGTTTTGATGCTCAAAGTGCGTTGATAAGTGGTGGTTTCCCTCTGTTATTTGGTCAAGGACCAATTACAGCAGCAGCAGGAGCAATTGGTGGTGGTGTCGGTGGAATGTTTGGACAAATGGGTGGTTTTGCAGGAGGTATCGCAGCCACAGCAACAGTACAATCTATATCAAATACATTAAACGCAGTAAGTGAATTGGGTAGAGCTTTATCTAAACCAACTGAAAATATACAAACATTGGTAGACAAACTAGGGTTAGCAAACACTCCAACTGGAGACTTGGCTCTCAAATTAGAAAAATTAGGACTTACATCTTCTGCTGCTTCTGTATTGATAGAAAAGTTTGCTGAAGATTTTGGTAGAACTCCCCTTGAAGTCGAAAAGATGACTAAAGAGTTAGATACGTTTAACCAAGAGATGGCTAAGTTTGGTTTACGGCTTCAGTTTATCGTTGCCGATGTCTTTGGTCCGATGGTTACTTTAATTAATAAATTACCTTTAGGAACTATCGCTAAATTCTTCACAGCCAGAGGATTTGACTTCTTAAATCCAGGTGGGGCAACAATGCCGAATGTAATGACTCTCCCGCAGAAGAAACTGAAAGCAGAAAGGAATAGAGGATCAGGAATACAAAATAATTTACCTTCAACCTTACAGGATGTAAGTGCTGTTGCAGATCAACTTACATTTAATAGAGAAATAAAACCACTAAAACAGGCTTTAGAAATAGAAAAACTTAGATTAACAACAAGCAGTGAAAAGCTAAATATTATGAAAGAAGAGTTTGAACTAGAAAATTTAACTAATGAATTAAAAATTGCACAGGCTGAAAACGAAAAGGTAAGCACAGATGAATTAACCACTAAAATAAATAAATTAAAGGCTCAAGTGGATTTACAAGAGCAAGTTCTTGCTAATGCAAAAGCATTGGTAGATCCTATGAGGCAAGTAAGTAATATCATGGCTCAAGATATGGGTAATGCTTTAAAAGGATTAATTCAAGGAACTCAAACTTTAAATGAAGCCTTGAGAAATGTATTAAATAATATGGCGAATTCATTTTTGAATTTAGGAATTTTTGGTAATGTTGCTGGTGTATTTACTCCTGGAAAAGGTTTATTAGGAAACATTTTTAAAGCAAATGGCGGTCCCGTTAAAGGAGGAAATAGCTATATTGTAGGAGAACGTGGGCCAGAAATGTTTACACCAGGAGTCTCTGGTACGATCACACCAAATCATGCCCTTGGTGGTTCAACAAATATTGTAGTAAATGTAGATGCCTCTGGTTCATCTGTTGAAGGTGATGAACAACAAGGGAGAGAACTTGGTCGTCTTATATCAGTAGCGGTACAATCTGAAATATTACAACAGAAAAGACCAGGAGGATTACTTGCATAATGGCTACGTTTCCCTCAATAAAACCTACTTACGGTCAACAAAAAAGATCTGCACCACTAACTCGTACTGTTCGTTTTGCTGATGGTTATGAACATAGAATTTTATTTGGTTTAGCACAACATCAAAATCCAAAAGTTTTTCAATTAAAATTTGAAGTTTCAGAAACAGATGCAGATACTATAGAAACCTTCCTTGATGCTAGAGCAAATGATAGTGATAGCTTTACTTTTACTCCACCTGGAGAAAGTTCATCTTCTCAATTTGTTTGCGAATCATGGAGTAAGTCGATACCATTTAACAATAGAGCTACAGTTCAAGCAACTTTTAGACAAGTATTTGAACCTGCATCATAATGTCAGTAAATTCAGCAGTATTTAGTAATTTACAATCTATTAATCCATCAGCGATTATTGAATTATTCACTCTTCAATTATCTACGGCACTGCATGGTGCAAATACTATTTATAGATTTCATGCTGGTAGTAATTTAAATGCTAACGGAAAAATAGTATGGGCTGGTAATGACTATCTTAGATTTCCTATACAAGCATCGGGTTTTGCTTTCCAGCGTGGACAGTTACCTAGACCAAAAATCATTATTAGCAATGCAGGATTATCAAGTATAAGCAGTGCTGTAGATAATTTTAGTGTTTCTGCAATTTTATTTGAAGTAAATAAGATAACACCAGGGAATGATCTAACAGGAGCTACTGTTACAAGAATAAGGACATTAGCTAAATTTATAGATGCTGTTAATTTTGCTGACGGAATAAATGCTACAGCAGATAATACAGCAGAATTTCCTAGAGAAGTATATTCTATTGATCGTAAATCTACAGAAACTAGAGAAGTTGTTGAATTTGAACTTGCTGCTCCTACAGATTTAGCAGGAGTGCGAATACCAAAACGCCAAGCAACACGATCTATATTCCCTTCTATTGGTACGTTTGTTCAATGACTTGGAAATATAAAGCACTACTTCATGCTCAACGTGAAGATCCAAGAGAATCTTGTGGTTTGTTGCTAAATATAAAAGGTAAGAAAAGATATTTTCCTTGTCGTAATCTTTCTATGACCGAGCATCAATGTTTTATTATCGACCCAGAGGATTATGTAAAGGCAGACAATACAGGAGAAATAGTAGGTGTAGTTCACAGTCACCCTATCACTCCACCTAATCCTAGTCAGGCGGATAAAATTGGTTGCGAAGATAGTAATTTACCTTGGTATATTATTAATCCAAAGACAGAACAATGGGCTTATTTAGAGCCTTGTGGATACAAACCACCTTTATTAGGCCGTCAGTGGGTTTGGGGTATTACAGATTGTTGGAGTTTAGTAAGAGATTGGTATAAAGAAGAAAAAAATATTGAACTTAGAGATTGGGAAAGACCTACAACATTGGAAGAATTTAATAATAAACCTTTGTTTGAGGATTGTGCTTGGCGAACTAATTTCAGAGAACTTAGACCTGATGAAAAATTACAAGATGGAGATGTTTTACTTATGAGCATTTTGCACCCAACTTTAAATCATGTAGCATTATTTTTTAAAGGAGATGTTATTCACCATTTAACCGATAGACTATCTTGTAGAGAGCCTTACTCTGAATGGTTGTTAAAATGTACAGGAAAGAGGTATCGCTATGCTT